GTATTTGATTTCTTAATGAATGAAACTGAACGTGATAATTCTGAAATGGAAATGTCTGAAGATTCTAACACTCAAGAAGATGAGTCCTTAGCTATTAGTATGACTAACCCCAATTTAGGATTGGCGATGTCAACTAATGAAGGTAAAATAAGAACTAAAACCAGATTCAACCGTAAATAACGTTGTTCAGGTGTATATTGTAAGGGGAATTAATTTTCCCCTTTTTTATGTCCATTTCTAAAATGTTTTCGTATATTTGTTTTAAATATAAGACGTATGTTTGAGATAATTAGAAGATTTGTTAGGAGAAAGTATGTTAGATACCTGATTAATGTTAGGTACAGTAAATTGATTAGTGGTGAAAATACTGAGGCTAGTCAAAATGAAAAATCGTGTAAATCAATTTGTTATAAATTGATAAACCAACCCGATTCAAAATTCTTAATTGCACCAATTTCAGGGAAAAGGTATATTAAAAACTCTCGTTTAGATTTGTTCGTTATTCTTGACGACAAACGTGTTAGGATTATTAACCATGCGTATCCCTATGATGTTAGGTTTACTGATAGAGATTTTGATAGAATAACAAAAATGTACGATAATAAAACAGAGACTATTAGACAAGAATTTGAGAATGAGATGGAATCACAAATTCAAAATTCATTAAGTACTATTTTAAATAGACTTAATAATTAACGTTTGTTAATAAACTCTAATAAATAATTTTTAATTCTAACCTCAAAAGATTCGTTCTGTGAGGTTTTTTTGTTTGTTGTGGATGTGATACTTGACTTAGGTCGTTTAAAGAGATTCTCAACGATTAAATCGTCATTAATCTCAATCCATTCTTTAACGGGAACAATCCCCTTTTTGTTTTTACCATTAGGAAATTGATTTATATTATTTCCATCATCATCGCTAAATGTTGAATATGGATGTCTTTTTATATAATCGGTTACTTTACGTGCGGTCTTTTCTATTTGTTTGATTTGTTTTCTTCTTTCAACCATTTTACCATCATAACTATCGTATTGCAATAGTGGACTATCATAATCCGAAACTGAGTCAGTAAACGGGGCTAAAGTGTCTTTTTTAAACGGTCTTAAACCAGGTTCTAACGGAGCAATATATGAACCCCTCCCACTTGAACTTGTGGACGTTGTTTCGTTAATATGGATTTTATCGTTTTTCATACTTATAATTATAAATATCAATACATTTTGAAATTTATGGAACAAGAAGAATTATATGGTAAATTGTTTGACACAATACCTCTTTATAGTGAAGAACACCTCGATTTATTATTACAAACATTATCTAAAGATGATGCTAGTCGAATCTTAATACACGCAGTTAAACAAGCGTTTCGTCAAAATATATATTCACTTGGGGAATGTGAAGTAATCTCTAAATCAATTAGGGTTATCACAAGAGTTGAACCTGAAGAAAAAATAGAAGATGAAAAAAAAGACGGAGAGTAATTCCGTCTTTTTAATTATTAACGTTTAAGTCCTAATTGATTTTCTAATGAATTAGGGTTTGAATAAGGATTTTTAAGATAATCTTGTGAGGGTTTTAAACCATACTTATTTAAATCTGAAGTTGATATTTCGGGTGTAGTTGCCGCAGGTTGTGATGGTTGTGTGGTTTGTGCAGGTGTTGTAGTTTGTGCAGGTGTTGTAGTTTGTGCAGTTTTTGATAAATATGCCGCTTGTGCAGCACCTAATGTTTTAGGTCCTAATTTACCATCAGCTACAATTTTTGAACTAAACTTTTGAATTAAATAGTTTTGTAAATCCAAAACTTTTTGATTAAAAACACCTGGTTGGATTACATTATCAGTAGCGACTTGTTCAGTTATATAATTTTTGTGAAGATTTGAAATATTTCTTCTCTCATCTTCGGTTAAAATAAATCTATTCATATTTTTTATTTATTATTTTAGTTTATCTAAAAGACTGTCAATATCAGAATTTTTTAATTGACCTGTTTGGTTAACACCTAAAGTTTTTTGTACATTATTAATTGCCGTAACTGTTCTTTGAGCAAATTGTTGTCCATTAACTTGTTGTCGATTAACTTGTTGAGTGTTAGTTGCATTTGTTGTAGTCGCATTGGCTCCAACAGTAGGATTTGTTGTAGCGGCAGTCCCTGGAAACTCTGTAGCACAATCAAATTTTACCCATTCTTTATCTTGTACATTACCATCTGACCTCATCGGAATTGATGTTGATTGCTTAGTTCCGTTTCCTCGATATCTAAAGTTGGCGTTTTGATAAAAATGAAGACCGTTTGGTGTGTAAAGATATTGAAGACCATTTGTAACGTTTAAACAAGGATAATTTTTTAATGCCGCTAAACAATTCGCCTTGATTGTCTCAAAACTCGCAGCGGCATTAACCTTTGTGTTGGCTCCAACTATCTTTGCGGCGTCAGCGGCTCTATAAGTTTCTGAATCAGAATAACCACAAACATTATGAATATTTGTCCTTATTTTATTATCATCATCACCATAATAGCTGCTTTGAAACGACATATTTTTATCCATAATTTTAAACCTTTGAGTTTGACAATTATATCTAATTTGACCTGTTCCCGTATCAGCTACGACATTAGAACCGTACCCTTTAGTCATTACATAGGTAACAACATTTGATATTAAATTACCAATGTTTTTTACTGTAAAGGTAGTACCCTCAGGCAACTGTAAATCATTTTTATCTGTATTAGCGTCACCACCTACCGAGGCAATTTTCATTACCTTGGTTAATTTGAATGAACTGGTTACGGCTTCCGTCAAATATTGTGATTTGGTTCTTGATTCGTGTAACGAAAGAATTCTTCGGACTTCTTCCGAATTAATTTCAAATAAATTTTTTATTATAAATATCAATAAAAAATAAAAATTCAATTTATTGGTATAAAAAAAAAAAGGTCAGATTTCTCTGACCTTTTTCAAGATTTATTTTAAGTTTTGATTATCTCAATTCTTTTAAATCAAATGTACGAACTCCGTCAACAGTAACACGAGCGTAGAAACGGTTATTAACCATTTTCTTAGCGTAACGTGTCATAATACCTTTAATAGGTGTGAAGTTGAATGGGTTGTACATTGTTGGAGTTAATTGTAAAGGTACATACGGTGCGTAGATGTAACCTGTGTCTAACAATGACGTTCCTTTGTGACCAATCAAGATTTGGTTAGCTGGGAAGTAAGGGTCACGGTAAACTTGGTAACGACCTGCTAATGTACCAACTCTTTCAATACCCATGTTGTATTGGTCTTGCTCAGGAGACGCGTTAGATACGTGGAAGTATTCTAAATCGTCAAAGATAGCTGAAACCTCAGAAGAAACAACAATCCAGTTAGCTCCACCTCTCAATGTAGATTTGTGGATTTGTGCTGACAATTGGTTGATTGCAGTAATCAAAGTTTGGTTCCAATCTTTTTGAGTATAAGAAGTTGTTTGAGAAAGTCTTCTCCATCCGTTGTAATCCCAACGTAGATTCCAAGCCGCTCCTTTACGTAAATCACGTAAAATCTCACGGTCAATCTCAGCAGCTACTTGTTCAGATAACAATGCAGTTAACTCAGCCTCAGCGTCGATGTTATGGAAAGCCGCAACGTCTTGAGCTAACTCAGGAGACCATTGTGCTCTTAATTTTCTTTCAGTAACAGATACTGTAACAGAATCCAAGTCGAAAGAAACCTCACCGATTTTGTCTTCGAATTCTAATTCTTCGTAACGTCTGAATACCGCAGTAATCGCAGCAGCATCTAAAGTCTCAATCAATGTACCATTGTATCCGTCAATAGACTCAGCGTCACATGTAGGACAAACAGGACAAGATAAATCAACTTCTAAGTAGATACATCCGTCAGCACTACAAACATTTTTGAATGAACCACCGTTTCCTGTACTTGGCCATACTGTATTTACAGTATTACCGTATTGAACGATACCTTTACCATATTGTTGAGTAACAACTCTGAACAATAATGGAATAGAAACTTCATCAACATTTACGATAGTATCACATGCCGAACCACTTGAAACAACTAATAATGTTGGGTCAGCAACTAAACGTAAATCAGCTAAGAAAGTTTCACTATCCATTTCGTTACCGTCAGGACCGATTAATTTTCCAGCTCCATTATCTGCGAAACCACACATTTTAACAATAAGTTTTCTAACGTTTTTACCATCGTAAGTAGTACCTGTGTAATCAGTTAATCCACCATTTACCCATACTTGAACATCTGTACTAGCGGTAACTGCTGACCAACGACCTTTAGAATAATCGAATAAACCTGCTGGGTCTAAACCTGGCTCAGTTCCTTCGTAGAATAAATCATAAAGATTTTTCTTGTAACCACCTGTTGCATCAGTATAACCATCATTTTGATTTGTTGGTCCATTAGGTGCTCCGATTGGTGCGTAGTGGGCACCTGATTGATTAGCGGTACCACCGTCATATCCTTGGATTTTTGGTACAAAGAAGAACAATTTACCGATTGGTAAGTTCATTGCTTGTACAGAAACGATATCATTCGCTAATAATTTAGAGAATACACGTCTAACGATTGGGAAAACAACAGTTTCAAAAGAACCTGATGACCCTTCAGAAGTCGCTTCATTGATTAAGTGAGATGCTTGGTTCTCATATAATTGAGCCACGTTCTCTTTAAGATGTCCTTTAAGACCATCTAGGAATCCTAATCTATCCCATTTGTTGATTGTATCTTCTTTGATAACTTTAAGGTGTTTTAACCCGATGTTACCTACAAGACCTGATTCTAAT